CAGAGAATAAAAACAGTCACCTCACCAACAAGTCTGATATTTTAATATCTGAGGTAATCTGCACACCGGAGACTGAGTCTTTTGCTAGACGCAAAACAGATACTCGAAAATCTGGAAACATTGCCCGAAGACCACCGAGCCGCAATTTCAGCGGCTCTTTCTGATTGGCATCACACCAACCAGTTACAGGGTGCGAGGGACAACTTTCTGGACTTTGTTAAACTCATGTGGCCCATCTTCCTCGAAGGGCCGCACCATAGAATTATGGCTGAGAAGTTTCAGGCTGTTGCAGATGGCCAATTGAAAAGGGTGATTATCAACATCGCCCCACGCCACGGTAAGTCTGAACTTACATCGTGGCTACTCCCAGCTTGGCTGATGGGCAAGGACCCGTCTCGCAAAGTGATTGCGGCAACGCACACCTCAGACTTTTCTGTGCGTTTCGGCAGGAAGGTGCGAAACCTTATCGCAAGCCAAGACTATGCCGATGTCTTCCCTGATGTCTCTCTTCGGGCAGACTCTAAGGCCGCAGGCCGCTGGGATATTTCTGGTGGCGGGGAATACTTTGCTGTTGGTGTAGGCGGTGCGATGACAGGGCGCGGTGCGGACCTGTTGATAATTGATGACCCGCACTCAGAAACGGCGGGTATTCTCCCCACCAACGAATACTTTGACAGCGTCTACGAATGGTATTCGTCTGGTCCGAGACAGCGTCTCCAGCCGGGTGGGGCGATTATCATCGTGATGACACGCTGGCATGAGCGCGACCTGACGGGTCAAATCCTCAAGGCTAGTGAGGAGCGAAAGGGCGCGGACCAGTGGGAAGTCATTGAACTTCCCGCGCTTTACGAAAGTGGCGAACCCTTGTGGCCAGACTTCTGGAGCAAGGATGAACTTGATGCGCTGAAGGCTGAACTACCGCTGAGTAAGTGGCTGTCCCAGTATCAACAGAAGCCAACCGCAGAAGAAGGCGCACTAATCAAAAGGGAATACTGGCGTAAATGGGAAAGGTCCAGTCCCCCTGCATGCAGTTACATAATCCAATCAATAGACACGGCGCACACCAAGAGCGCACGGTCCGACTACTCCGCTATAACGACTTGGGGGATTTTCGACCACCCAAACGAGGATGGTCAGACTGTGCCAAACATCATTCTTCTGGATGCAATAAATGAAAAACTTGAGTTTCCCGAACTTAAAAACCGTTCTCTCGAACTCTATTATGCTTATGAGCCTGACAGCTTCATTATCGAAGCAAAGGCGGCGGGTCTCCCGCTTATTCAAGAACTTCGCGCTTCAGGTATTCCTGTTATGGATTACACTCCGAGTCGCGGTCAAGACAAACTTTCGAGAGTTAACGCGGTTTCTGACATCTTCGCCAACGGTATTGTATGGCATCCAGAAACTAGATGGGCTGAAGAAGTCGTTGAGCAATGCGCGGCATTTCCTCAAGGAGCGCATGACGACCTTGTGGACTGCACTACGCTTGCGCTGATGCGGTTTCGTCAGGGTGGGTTCCTCAGCCTCGTATCAGATTATGAAGAAATTGACGATGAGTGGCGTTCCCCAAGACGCGAACCTTGGTATTAAGGAATTAGAGCATGGCCGAAGAAGCTGAAAAGCTAGAAGATGATGTGATGGGTATCGGGGTTATTAACCCTGAAGCCGTTGTAATTCAAGATGATGACGGCTCTGTTGTGATTGATTTTACGCCTCCTGAGGAAATGGAAGGTGATAACATCCCGTTTGGCGCGAACCTCGCAGAGTTTATGGAAGACGGGGAGTTGGCTGTGTTGGCTGACGAACTGGTCTCGCTTTACGAGGAAGACCGCGCCTCCAGACAGGAGTGGGAAGACACCTATATTGACGGTCTAACCCTGCTCGGCGTGAAGATTGAGGACCGCACAACGCCATTTGATGGCGCATCTGGCGTTACGCATCCCATCCTAAGCGAGGCGGTAATCCGCTTTGTCTCTCAGGCCATGATGGAAATATTCCCAGCAAACGGCCCAGTAAAAACACAGGTTGTAGGGAAAAGCACCCCAGAAAAGTCTCAGCAAGCCCAGCGTGTTCAGAACTATATGAACTATCTCCTGACCGAGGAGATGGAAGACTACCGACCATCAATGGAGCAACTGCTCTTCAAGACTGCATTGGCCGGTTCAGGTTTCAGAAAAATTTACTACGACCAAACCTTTGACCGCCCTGAGAGCATCTTCATCCCGGCAGAGGACTTTGTGGTCAGTTACGGAACGACAGACCTTTCGTCTTCAATTCGTCACACGCATGTGATGCGGAAGACAGACAACTTCGTCCGCAAGATGCAAGTCAATGGCTTCTATCGTGATGTCGATATTGGCGATTCAGCGGGGGATACTACTGATGTCCAAACAAAGTATGACGAACTCACAGGCGTCACGGAAGTCAGTCAGGGAGGTCTTAGAACAGTCCTTGAAATACACACAGAACTTGACCTCGAAGGGTTCGAGGACATGGGGGACGATGGAGAGCCAACAGGAATTGCCCTCCCATATGTCGTCACAATCGACTACCAGTCGAATACCATCCTTGGAGTTCGCCGCAATTACAATGAGGAAGACCCACTAAAACGGCCCCTCAAACACTTCGTTCACTACAAATTCCAGCCGGGGCTAGGGTTTTATGGTTTCGGCCTTATACATCTCATTGGTAGTATCGCTAAGTCTTCCACCTCAATTCTGCGTCAACTCATTGATGCTGGAACGCTCTCCAACCTTCCTGCCGGTTTCAAAGCAAGAGGGTTGCGGATTAAAGGTGACGATAGGCCAATCGAACCCGGAGAGTTCAGAGACATTGATGTTCCGGGTGGGGCCATAAAAGACAGTATTCTACCTCTTCCCTTCAAAGAGCCATCAGGAACTCTTGCTCAATTGATGGGGGTACTGGTTGATGAGGGCCGGAGGTTTGCATCTATTGCCGACCTGAACATTGGGGAGGGTAATCAGCAGGCACCGGTGGGAACAACGCTCGCTTTGATTGAGCGGTCTATGAAAGTGATGAGCGCGGTACACGCCCGTTTACACAACTCACTACGCCGTGAGTTCAAACTGCTCGCCGGTATTATCCGGGATACTTTAACCTCGTACCCTTACGATGTTGATGAAGACCCTATCATTCTTCAGCAGGACTTTGATGACCGGATTGACATCATTCCAGTTTCAGACCCCAACGCCACATCCTTTGCCCAGCGCATGATGCAACAGCAGGCCGCGTTGCAGACTGCCGCTCAAGCCCCACAGTTGTATGACCTTAGAAAACTTCACCGCAGTTTTCTTCAGACAGCGGGAATGGAGGATATCGACAGCATCATCCCAGACCCATCTGATGTCCCAGTGTTTGACCCAATCTCTGAAAACGCTCGGATGATGTCGAATGCTCCGGTAAAAGCCTTTGCATATCAAGACCATGACAGCCACATTGCGTCTCACATGAGCCTAATGCAGGACCCAACGCTTCAGCAAAACCCAATGGGCAAGCAGATTGCGGCGGCAATATCAGCGCATATCTCTGAACATATGGCTCACAAGTATCGCAACGAGGCAGAACAACTCATGGGCGTAACCCTGCCGCCTCTTGGTGATAAGGACGCTGAGGGTATGACTGAGGAAATGGAGAGCAAGATTGCCTCTCAGGCCGCGCAAGCCGCCGCTCAGATTACCGGCAAGGCACAACAGCAGGCTGTGCTGGAACAACAAATGGCGGCGGCGCAAGACCCTGTCATTCAGCAACAGCAGGCAGAACTCCAGATTGAGCAAGCCAAGATACAGCAGAAGGCTCAAGAGGCTCAGATGGATGCTCAGGTAGATATTCAGAAGGCTCAGATGCGTAACTCTCTTGAGGAGCGGCGTCTCATGCAACAGCGGGAAATTGCACAGGCCAAGATACAGGCAGACCTCTTAAAGTCTGGCAGAAATTAAAGTCGGCATCACCCAGTAACTGCATGATATAAGTAAGTTAGGAAATTATACAGTGAGTCATCCTGATACAATTAAGTTTTCAGATGAGCTTCGTTCATCCCTTCGCCGGTACATGAACGAACTCACAGACAATGTTGCTCTTGGAGGGGCTAAGTCCTTTGAAGAGTATCATCGAATTGTGGGCCAGATAGAAGGACTTGCAATCGCAGAGAGGGAACTATTGAGCCTTCTCTCGAATACCTCTGATGAGGATTAACGGTTCAGTCATCCGCTAAAGACTGCAAGCACGGAGTGTTTACACATGACATCGGTATATTCTACCGCCGAGGTTGTCATCCCAGACAACCCGCCGGAACCAATGGGTTATCACATCATGATTGTGATGCCAAAGGTTCAACAATCTACAAAGGGTGGGGTTCTTTTGCCTGAGAGTGCGAAGAGCCGCGAAGACATTGCTTCCATTGTCGGAAAAGTTGTTAAAGTCGGCAAGGACGCTTACCCCGAAACTGATTCACGATTTGCCAGCGGCCCATGGTGCCAAGTTGGTGATTGGGTGATGGTCAGCAAATACGCTGGGCATCGCTTCGAGTTTGACGGCATTGAGATGCGTATTCTGAACGATGACGCAATCTTGGCCGTTGTTGATGAACCATCTAAAGTTTCGAGGGCTACAGCATGACCGCCGATGAAAAGGATTTTGATGAAGATGAACTGGAAGTTGAAGTGGAGGAAACTGAAGAAGAAGTTTCGGAAACTGAAACGGAAAGTCAGGAGGATGATGGGGATGAGGACGCTGTAGAAGCGTCTGAAGAAAAGAAACCCCGTCAGTCTAAATTTAAGAAGCGCATTGATGACCTAGTTCACAAGCAACGCGAGGCAGAACGCCAGCGTGATGAATACTACAAGGTCGCGCAGAAAATGATAGATGAGAACAACAAACTCCGTCTATCTGCGAAGCAATACTCAGAAAGTTCTGCTGAGGAAATGGAAGCCCGGTTGAATACCGAACTGGAGCAAGCCAAGTCAGCGTACCGCAAAGCCTACGAAGAAGGTGATGCGGATGCAATCCTCGAAGCGCAGGACCGGATGTTCAAGGCCAATGCTCAAAACAGCCGTCTGGAAAAGTTGCGTGAAGAGGCAAACAGCCCTCGGTTTACCGAAGAGGCCCCCAGCCTAGCACCACCGCCAGACACACGGGCTATTGAGTGGGCTAGTCGTAATCCATGGTTTAACCAAAATAAGGTTATGACCAGTGCGGCTTACGCTATTCATGATGAGGTTATTGCCAAGGGTGTAAGCCCAGACGGTAACCCAGATGAATACTACGAAAGCGTAGACCGCCGGATGAG